GGAGTGCTACATTACAAGTAGAGTGTGACCCTGAAACATTCGCAGCTATATTTAATGTAGGCTTTGTAACTTTAATCAGGGCTGGCTTAGAGAAAGAAGAGGAAGAATAAAATGAAATGGTTTGTAATGGTATTCTTTTTGTCTTATAATTCTGATGGCACAAGAGATACATTTATATTCACTAACCCTACCTATAATGATAGGGAAACTTGCATGGCTACGTTGACAGATAACAACGAAATATCTAAATACGTAGAGGGTATGATGATAGCGTATAATGGCGTTATTCCAGGCCCAGTAGAGAAGGTAAATTGTATTGATGAAAATCAGTTTAATGAGTTACAAAAACTAAGGAATAGGCGAGAAGGTAAGCATGACACCTAGAGAAGCAGCGCAAATAGAAGCAGAAAAAACTTTTGAGATGTTTATCTTATGGTCTAAGAGAGTTACCATTTATGCTATTATCTTCTTAATGATAGTTGTCTTTGGCTGTAACAGTGGCGTTGAAACAGGGCCAAATAAGACAGGCTCACAGTATGATGGTGAGGTTTACTCACCTATGAACTTAAATAATAAGGTTAAAAAATGAGTAACAAACAGAAGATTGTGCCTTTAAGCATGATGAGTATCTTTGATTTTTTTAAAGAGGCATGGGTTAGTGTAATGACTATACAGAACTCCCCCTTGCGGCACATTCAAATATTAGATCCAATGGCTGCACATGCAATGTTTCAAATACTGGCATACATGTGGAGTGCAATCTTTGCATTGTGGATTAGTAATATACTTTGGTTTGGCATCAGTGCATTAGGTCATGCATTACTAATTGGTGGTATATTTATAACTGCAGGAGTATACAGAGAAGCCAATAAAAGATCTAATAAAAAACCTACTGACAATGTAACAAGCGGTAGAATGTTTGGTGGTGAACATGATTAAGGCAACATACATAGATCACATGGGTACAGATTTGACTGTAGTGAATGCAGCTAGAGTATCCTTTAACAAGCAACATGATGTGTACAAAGAGCAAGAAGACAACAGGCTGATCCATTATTTAGCCAAGCATGAACACATGTCACCCTTTGGGCATTGCTTTGCCAGCTTCCACGTTAAGGCACCAGTGTTTGTAGCTAGGCAGTTAGTCAAACATAAGTTCCTACGATGGAATGAGATTAGTCGTAGATATGTAGACAGTGAGCCTGAGTTTTATGTGCCTGACGTATGGCGTGGACGTAGTGAAGATAAAAAGCAGGGTAGCTCTGGTAAAATCACAGTGTCTTCTGATTTAGCTAGAAACATGGCAGAGTCAGCTAAAAAGGATTATGAGTATTTACTAGACTTAGGTATTTGTCCAGAGCAAGCCCGTATGGTGCTGCCACAGAGCATGATGACTGAATGGTACTGGTCAGGTAGCTTGGATGCGTTTTCTGATATGTGTTTATTACGTTGTTCTTCTGACACACAGGCAGAGACACAAGAGGTTGCCAATCAAATTAGCATGAAGATGCATGAGTTGTTTCCCGTGTCTTGGATGGCATTAGCAAAGGAGCAAAGAAAATGAGGGGTAATATAAACGGTGTAATAAAAGCATCAGCTATTGTAGCTTTACTGATAGCTGCACCACCAGTACTGATAGCTATGACGTATGATGATTATCCAAAGTACTGTAAGCTATCTATATTACTACCATGCATAGGAGTTAAGGAGTAGAAACTATGAGCGTATGCGGTGAAATAGAAAACTTAGAAGAAGAGATACGACAGTATCAACAAAAAATTAGACAGGCTTATGAAAGAATAGATAGGCTCAAAAAGATACGTCCCATGTCGGATGATGAAAGACAAAGAGCTAGACAAAAACAAGCTGCAAATAATATTAATGTATCACCTAGAGACATACATCAAGCGTGGTATGATGGAGATGGCAGTGAGTTATTTGAGTAAAGGAGAGACAGATGGAGTTGGCACTAATAAGAACCTTGATGGACAAGGAGTTCTACGAAAACAATAAAGGTATTCGCACTCCAGATAATTTATTTAGTAAAGATTTACGTGGTATAAAAAGAACTTTAGACTACGCTATGGAGACATACGAGAAAAGCATAACACCAGCAGAATTAGAAGGACTATTTTTCACACACAACGTGTTGACTACAGCTAACAAAGATTCTTACAGGGAGTTGTTCAAGAAGATAAACAAAGCAGAACCTATGTCGTCTGACATTGCACAGGAAGTCATAGGTAATTTGTTTCAGAAGTTAGTAGGAGAGGAGATAGCTAACTTGGGCGTTAAGTATGTCAACGGTGTAGAGAATACACTGGAGCCTATACGTAAAATAATAGAAGACTATCAAGATGATTTTATGCCTAACTTGAAGATTGATTGGGGTGACATATCTATTGACACCTTACTAGAGAAGGCTGACGTACAAGCTAAGTGGAAGTTTAATATACCATCTCTTCAAAGACGTATAGAGGGTGTGTCAGGTGGTCATTTAGTTTTGGTAGGTGCAAGACCAAATACAGGCAAGACATCTTTCCATGCTTCGATCATAGCTTCTGAAGATGGGTTTGCTAGGCAGGGTGCTAAGTGTATAGTTCTGTGCAATGAAGAATCCTATGATCGTGTAGGTGCAAGGTATCTAAGTGCTGCATCTAACATGTCTATGGATGAAGTTAAAGGTAACTATGCATTAGCTGCAACTAGATACAAACCTGTGCACGATAACATTAAGATCAAGGATAGCACAGGTAAAGATATGCGCTGGGTTGAGGCTGTAGTTAAGGCATACCAGCCTGACATTTTGGTGTTGGATATGGGTGATAAGTTTGCTAGTAAGGGTAGTGCCGACTCGCATGTGTATCTCAAAGATGCAGCGATACATGCACGTAATATAGCAAAGCAGTACGATTGTGCTATTATCTGGATGTCACAACTGTCTGCTGATGCGGAAGGTAAAGTTTACGTAGATCAATCTATGATGGAAGGTAGTAAGACAGGCAAGGCAGCAGAGTGTGATTTGATGATCTTGATTTCCAAGAATCCACAAGTGGAGGGCCAGGATGAACAAGATTCACAAAGACATTTGAACATAGCTAAGAATAAACTACGTGGTGGATGGCATGGTGTTGTGCACTGTGAGTTAGACGGTGATAGATCAAGGTACAAAGTATGAGAAGAGTACTTGATGTAGAAAACTCTATCACATTACGTGATGGTAAGATACACAACGATCCTTTTGAGCCATCTAATACACTTACACAGGTAGGTGTACTGTGTTTAGATACACAACAAAAGTCTTTGCTTTGTTTTGATCACGTTGAAAAGAATGAATCACTAGAAAACAAATGCAGATTACAACGATGGCTTGACTCTACAACTTTATTGATAGGACATAATCTTCAGTATGATTTATCGTGGTTGTGGTCTAGTGGGTTTACATATGATGGCGACATCTATGATACTATGCTTGCTGAGTATTTACTTTTACGTGGACAGAAGGAGCCATTAAGTTTAGAGCAGTGTGCCCAGCGCAGACAGTTAGAATATCAAAAGGATGATACTCTTAAGACATACTATAAAAAAGGATACAATACAAATGAGATACCCTTGGGTGAACTTAGCCATTATTTGTCTTGCGATTTGTTTAGCACTGGTGAGTTGTACAAAGCCATCGAAGAAGACTATCAAGATCCTGCCTCTACCTCCTTACATAACGTCAGAGAAGTTACCTTCCGCACCTGTAAATCCCTTGCCAGAATGTACATGCGAGGATTCAGGGTGGATACTACCGCCCTCGAACATGTCCGTGATGAGTTCCAACGAGAGCACAATGAGATTGAAAACAGATTGCAAAAAAAGGTGCGAGAATTAATGGGTGACACACCTATTAACTTGAACTCTCCAGAACAATTATCACAAGTTATATTTGGTAGAAGAGTACACAATAAAAAAGAGTGGGCTAACTTATTTGAACACGTAAACACACCAGAGGAGTTTAAAAATACTGTAGAAAAGAACAGTGACATGATACTCAAGACATACGCTGTCATATGTTCTAGCTGCACAGGTAAGGGGAAAGTGTTTAAAGTAAGGAAAGATGGCACAAAGTATGCCAAACCTACTAGATGTAAAGAGTGTGACGGTAAAGGATACCACCTACGTGAATTATCACACGCTGCAGGATTACAGTTTAGAGCACCTAACAAGTCTTGGATTAGTGCAAACGGTTTTAGCACAGGTAAAGACAGACTAGATATGATTAACCACGTTGCAAAGAAAGGTGAAATGAAAGATGCAGAAGAGTTTATCACAGGGGTTAAAAGGTTGTCTGCTGTTAGTAGTTATCTCAGTAGTTTTGTCGATGGTATTTCCACCTACACTAAGCAAGACGGATTCCTCCATGTTGGTCTTACCCAGCATATCACCAGTACAGGTAGATTTTCTGGACGAAAG